ATATAGAGATACCATCACCTGTAATATGTTTTTATGCGGAATTCTTAGATACAACTTCACCGGTTCACAATGAAGTCGTAAACTGTTATATTAATATTGATATATTTTGCAGTGATGTTAAAAGTTCTTTAGCCGTCAGGAAATGTTTTGACATTATTTATAATGTTATTAGAATTATGAATGATGAGTTTAATTATAAACCAAAACCGCAAAGCATCAATATCGATACTATTGCAGAGGGACTTGGACATGTTACAATCAGTTTTGAAACAAAGATTATATTGAGGAAATAAGGACATGGGAAATAAGGAGATAAAACATGCTGTTAAAAAAAAGACTTATAAAAGGGATAAAGAGACTATTGAGCAATTCAAAGACCAATATAAGGACTTAATCGATAATAGCAGCCCCTTGGAATCGAAGTATGACAGAAAAAAGAAATATTATTTAAATGATATAAAAACGTTTATTGATTACATGCTGCATGGCGTTTTAATCAATGGTGAAAGGATTCAACATTACGGAAATGTTTGTGATTTTGCCGCATTGGTCGGAGTTTCCAATTGGACTATTTATAAAATGTTAAAAAGGATTCCGGCATTTAAGAAAGCACATGAACATCAAAAAGAAGTATGGATTGATTACGCAGAAAGTAAACTTCAGCAAAAGATTGCTGAGGGAGATACAAATGCAATAACTTTCTTTCTTAAAACACAAGGGAAAAGAAGAGGATATACATCTGATAATAACTATTTTATAACAGAAAATAAGACTATTGAAACGATTAAGATTGTTGAAATAAGAAACAATATTATTTCAGAGGACCCAAAGGATAATGAAGAATAAAGAAAATATTTTAGAGTTGAGAACAACTCGGATATTTACTGAAACATTAGAAGCTAAAACAAGAATTATTGTAAATCAAGGCGGTACAAGGTCATCGAAAACCTTTTCTATTGCACAGGTTTTATTTTATAAGTTATTGACTGAAAAAGATTTAATTATCAGCATTGTAAGGGAAACCTTCCCTGCTTTACGTGCAACTGCAATGCGTGATTTTATAACGATATTAAAAGAACATGGTTTTTATTCTGAATCGAATCACGATAAAACAAACAACATTTATAAATTTGGTACAAACGAAGTTGAATTTTTTAGTATTGATGATGAACAAAAAATTAGAGGACGGAAACGTGATTACCTTTGGATAAATGAAAGTAACGAAATTAGCGAGGATAAATTTATTCAGTTAATACTTAGAACTACAAAACAGATATATCTTGATTACAACCCATCAATAGATGAAAATCATTGGATTGTAACAAATGTTCTAAATCGTGATGATATAACCTTTATTAAATCTACTTACTTAGATAATCCGTTTTTAGAGGATGAAATTATAAGGGAAATAAACAGGCTTAAAATATTAGACCCCTCTTATTGGCAGGTTTACGGTTTGGGAGAAAGAAGTGATTTACAAATAGGAACTGTTTTTAATAAAAAGTTTTATTCTGAGTATGATATTTTACCGAATGATATTAAATCGATTATATATTGTGATCCGAACTTAGCTATAAAATCGAAAGGGGATAAGACTGCAATAATCCATTTCGGTTATTCTCCAAGCTATAAATTATATTATGTTATTAATGCAGTATGCAAATCATTTGCGGACAGTAATGAATTATTAAGTACAATATATAATATGAGAAATCAGTTTACTTTAGGGATTGCATTTGACGGAAATTTCAGTCAGGAAAGCACTTGGACAAACTTAATAAGGAATTGGCAAGAATTAAAAAAAATACCTTATATAAAGATAGATTTCAAAAGGTATAAAGTTGATGACTTAGCAAAAAATATTCAGTTCGCTTGGAATCAAAAACAAATATTATTTCCTTCCGGGTTCAATGATAATGTAGGGAATAAAATATTTTTGTATCAACTGTTTTCATTTGTAAGTAAGAAGTTAAATAAGTCAGACGATGCACCCGACGCATTAATTTGTGCTTATGAATATATTAATCAGGAAGGTTTGACAAAGTCAAGTGAACCTTTCACACAGCCAATATTTGGAAATTCAAACAATTATAATTATTAAAACAAGGAATTAAAATTATGAGTTATTATTACGCCCCACTTAAAAACAAACTTTATCCTACCGTGACAGAGGCTAAAAATGCGGTTACCAAAGCGGACTACGAACCACAATTTAGGGATATAAGGGATTTAATGTTTATATTACATCGAATTTCTATTGCAAATCCTAAGTTGTCAGGTTATATTTTAACCCGCAGAACCGCAGTAACTTCTTACGATTGGAGAATAAATAATGATGATGATTTAACGGTAACAAACAGATTGAAATCATTAATAAATAAAGTTTTACATTATCAGATAAATACTCCATTGTTCGGATCTTCATTAATTGAGCTTGAGTATCTTTCCACAGAATCCGGCAATGTACCCAAAATAAAGAAAGTTTTCAAACCTTTTGAAATTGAAAAGAATGACGAGGAATCGGTTAATATATTACAAGATAATGGGACTTCATTTAAACGCATTCTAATTGATAAAGATAATATGAATTATTTGTTTTCAGTGGACGAAACAGATTGGTATGGAGGCAATTTAAGAAGTGTATTATATAATGAGATTATGAGAAATGAAATGATTTTAGAGTGGGCGAATTATAATAAAAAAATAAAGGGACTTATCCAAGCCAAAGCACCAGACCACGAAAAGAAAGACGCCTCAAATGCTCTTGATAGCTTTATGAATAACACTTATGCGGTTACAAGTAAAGATGTTGAGTTCTTAGTTAATAACCTTGCTGATATGAAAGGTCTGAGTTCATTCAAAGAATTTATTGCAAAGTTAGAAGAGGACACTGCAATAGCAATACTCGGACAGGCGAATACAAATCAATTACCAAATAATGGGAGTTATTCCGCACTCAATATATTAAATATGATAAGAAATGATATTGCATTTAGTGATATGCAAAGGGCGAAATCTTTGGTTAATGAATCACTGTTATTGTTTGATTACAGAATGAACATTGACAGTTCGGCAAATTCGCACCCTTACGAATTTGATTTTGTGTTTGATGAGGCGGAGGATGTTGAAACAAACGCCCGGGTGTTAGAAATAGCAATAAGAAACGGAATACCTTTGAGCCAAGATACAGTATATAACAAGCTAAATATTAAAGCACCGGAAACAACTGATGTGTTATTAAAAGTTCAACAAACAAGTTCAAACTTAGGATTTTAATTATGAAGTTTGTTATAAATAGTAACTTATTAAAAGAAGCCGGAAGCCTCGCTTTGGGGGCTGTCATGGAGAACACAAGTAAGGGAATTGATAGATTCGGAAAACCGTTTAAGCCTTATTCTACAAAACCTTTTGCAATGCCTTATGGAGTTTTCCTGAATTATAACATAAAGACTGCTATCAAAAAATTGAATAAAGATGATTATCAGATAACAGTGCGTAATGGTAAATTGTGGATTATTGTCAAAAAAGGTTATAAGTTCCTAAAACAGAATCGTTTCAAGTCATCAGATAGTAATGTAAATTTACAAGTTCGTGGAATGCGTGGCGGTATGTTAGGAAATCTTGTATTATCAAATCCAACAAATAACAGCATTTCTATAAAGTTCAGAGATTCCAAATTTGCGGAGCTTGCTTATTATCATACAACAACCGGAGCTTCTAAAAGCAGGGTAATAAGGGACTTTATGGGAATAACACCAAATCAACAAAGGGAATTGGAAAATTATATTGCTGATAAGATAATCTTTGTTTATCCATAAATAAAAAAACCTCAAAAGCTATTTCGGACTTTTGAGGCTTTCACTAACTGAAAGAAAGGTATTTTGAAAGAACCAACATTCAAATATAACACATTCTTTATAAATACGCAAGTATTATTTTAATTATTTTTTAGTTCCTTTAATCCAAGTTCTAAATATTCTTTTTGTGTAATCGGTTTCCAGAAATACC